GCCCGTTCATGAAGAGTAAACGCATCATTTTATCGCGAGTCCATGTAGCATCATATAAGCAATCATCCAAAATCACGAATGCTCTAGGATCAATAGTACTGCGTTTATATGTTTCCATTTCCTTTTTTATTTGCTTCAAAACAGTACGTTGTCTTTTTAAAATATTTTCAATAATAGCCGTGTTATATTCATTATGTACGAATAATTTTGGTACCATACTAGCATAAAACCCGTTACCTTCTTCTGTTCCAGAAATAACTGTTCCAATTGGAATTTCTTGTTGATAAAAAAGTAAATCTCTTACCAAGAAAGACTTACCTGTATCTCTCTTTCCAATTAAAACTACAACTGGTCCTTTATTTTCATTCGGTTTAAAGCTTATACTTTTCATGTCAAATTTCCTTAGTTCTAAAGTCATTACTATTTAAAATATAAATTATTTTTTAAAGATTTTTACGCAATAAAGCTACATGCTGAGTATATTAGCATTTATAATAAGTTAAAAACACATTAAATTTATATATTAATTAGCTAAAGAATGATAAACGTGAACTATCAAAAAAGGAAAAACCTTGAACTTTTTAAATGTTTAGAGAAATCAGAAACCCTTTTTCTCTCAAATGCGCAAAATTACATACCTATTTATAATAAATTCTTCACCTTAAATGATAGTAACTATAATAGTATTAATTTAAATAACAAATGGTATATTTCAAATGTTAACGATGGAGGCGATGATGATTTTCATTTATTTAATTGTAGGCTTAAAAATGTACAAAATAACAAAACAAAAGATAAAGATGTCTTTTTTAAGATGGCACCTTTATTAGACCCATTTAAATATTTAATTGGAAAGTATAATTTAAATGATGAAAAATTATTCTCCTTACCAAAAATCAATTCAACCGAATTAGATTGTAATTCAAAATTTATTGATCAAAATAATTCAGCATATGTTGATGGTATGTTTGTATACTTATCTAGTAATTTAATTTATACACATGATTTTACACATGGAGTTGATTATTATGGTTCTTTTTTAGGTATTAAAAATGACTTTATTTTAAATGTTTTTGACGATATCGATTATTTAAATAGTTCTGAATTCTTTAATAAAAACAAAAATGTGTTATTTAAAATTGATGAATATGATCATTTATTTCAAGATGAAAATCAAAAACTAAAACCTATTACAATTCAGCATAATTCAAGTGCCAAATCACAAATATCAATTAAATCTTTTGACAATGAAATATTTGAAGATGTATTTGATGAAAATATTGTAAATATGTCTGATTTATCATCAGACTCGCTGTGTGATTTAGTTGATTTAACAAATACTAATCTTTTAGAAGAGAAAGAATCAGATAAACATGTTACATTAAAATCAAACTCAACTTGTTCATCGCGTTCATCATATACTGATAATGAAGAAGAACCTGATGATTGTGACGATTGCGGAAAAATCGAAAACTTAGATAGTGACAAACCTGAAGATGAAGATGAAGATGAAGATGAAGAAACCGAAGATGATGGTGATGATGAGGATGATGATGGTGAGGATGATGATTCTTTTGAAGAAGAGAGAATCGATGTAACTATTCCAAAATTTCCAGTTCAAGTTATTGGAATGGAATTTTGCGAAAATACATTTGATGATTTAATTTTAACTAGTGATTTATCAAAAGAAGAATGGTATTCAGCATTAATGCAGATTATTATGATTTTAGTTACATATCAAAAAGCATTTAACTTTACACACAATGATTTACATACAAATAATGTTATGTATAATGAGACAGATAAAAAGTTCATTTATTATTGTTATAAAAAGAAATACTATAAGGTACCTACATTTGGTCGTATATTCAAAATTATTGACTTTGGAAGAAGTATATATAAATTTGATGGTAAACTTTTCTGTAGTGATAGTTTTCAAGCAGGTGGCGATGCTGCTACTCAATATAATACCGAACCCTACTTAAATGAGAAGAAACCAAGATTAGAACCAAATTATAGCTTTGACCTATGTCGTCTTGCTTGTTCAATATTTGATTATGTAGTTGAGGATTTTGATGAAATTAAAGATTTAAATAAATGCGATGATCCTGTTAAACGTTTAATAGTTGAATGGTGTTTGGATGATAAAGGAGTAAATATGTTATATAAAGGAAATGGAGTAGATAGATATCCTGACTTCAAACTATATAAAATGATAGCAAGATGTGTTCATAACCATACACCTCAAGCACAATTAGAGAGACCAGAATTTAACGCATATTCTAGTTTTAAAGGTGAAGTACCTGCAGATGTAATTGATATCGATAAAATTCCATCTTATATTTAATATTTTTAGCAAAAAAATTATATTTTTGATCTAAGTTCATAATACAATTATATTTATATATATTATGAACAATTTTGGGTTTATTATTACAAGACATGTAAATTCTGAAAACACTAATAGATATTGGAATCGCTCTATAAAATTATTAAGAATTTTTTATCCAACTAAAAAAATTGTTATAATTGATGATAACAGTGATACTAATTTTTTAAAAGCAGATTATGATTATAGTAATGTAGAAATAATACAATCTGAATTTCCTGGACGAGGAGAGTTATTACCATATTATTACTTTATTAAAAAAAAATTTTTTGAAAATGCTATAATAATACATGATAGTGTATTTTTTCACAAAAGAATCAATTTTGAAGTTTTAAATGGAACATCTGTATTGCCATTATGGCATTTTGATGCGGATAATGAAAATGAATCAAATTCAATAAAACTTGTAGAAAATTTAAAAAATAAATTTTATATTGTAGATAAATTGAAATATAATATTATTAATACGTTTAGAATTGCTAATGATAACAGGTGGTCTGGATGTTTTGGTTGCCAATCATATATAAACCATAACTTTCTTTTACATATAGAAAATAAATATAATATATCATCATTAACACAAGTTATACAAAATAGATCTGATAGATGCTGCTTAGAGAGAATTATGGGTTCTATATTTTGTACAGAATATCCTAAAACAAACACGTCAAAATCCATATTAGGTAATATAGGGAGATATCCTTTGACATCAATGTATACTTTTGATATGTATGACACTGACTTAAAAAAAGGCACTATTAAAAGATCGGTTGTTAAAGTTTGGACTGGTCGCTGATGCTACATGATGAAGTGTGAAACTCCAAAAAATATAATTAGCTAGTCCATTAACCATATTATAATATTTAATTTTGAATTAAAATATTATATAATTATATAAATATGCCTTTGAAAACTAAAAAGCAAGCTGTTTCATTATTTGGTATAAATGATTGTCATAGTCCAAAGAAATCAAGGAAAAACACGTTGAATAATAAAAAAACATTAAAGAGAAGAACCAAACCTTTCAACTACAAAACAATCATCATGTTTCCACATAATTTAGGGCAAACAAAAACAGGAACAGAAAAAAGCCCTGAACTATTAACTAAATACATAAATAGAAAAAAACACGTTATAAAAAGAGTAAAAAATACAAATAACATGTTTAAAAATATTATTGACTTATACAAAGCCAATAAATCTACCAGTGGAAAAATAGTAAATATAGGAGGTGATCATTCAATGTCTATTGCAACAATTGCGTCTACATTAAATAAATATCCAAATGCAAAGGTAATATATTTTGACGCTCATGGGGATATAAATACATTTAAAAGCTCTAATTCGAAACATTATCATGGAATGCCTTTAAGTTTTGTAACTGGCATAGACCATAATAAAAAATTTTCCTTCATTAAAAATAAATTGCCGTTTGAAAATTTACTTTATATTGGAAGTCGTTGTTGGGATACATTTGAAGTAGATGAAGTATATAAAAAAAACATTCAAATTTTAACACCCGACGATATTAACAAGGACTTCAATGGTTCATTAAATAAAATTATGAACTTTGTAGGAAATTCACCAGTTCATGTTTCATTTGATGTTGACTCTATTGATCCTAAATATATTCCATCAACAGGAACCCCAGTTAAGAATGGTATTGAATTAGATAATGCTATAAAAATATTAGATAACTTGAACAATACAAATATTGTGAATGTAGATATAACGGAATTAAACAAGGATTTGGGTAGTAAATCCGATGGTATTAAATCAGTTAAAAATACAGAATTATTATTTCATAAATTTTTAGATTAATAGGCTATACTACATAATGTAGGGGAAATCTTCAAAACTGAAAAAAAGGCACTAAAAAAGTTCCCTTCACATGTAGTATCGAATATTTTAATTTTTGGAGTAAAGTTTTTTTGAAAAGTGAAAATTGGACATTTATTTTGTCCATTTTTGAAAACCTTGGATATTTTATGGAAAAATATAATTCTGAGACCATAATTAAAAATTAGCGTCTGATCACCAAAAAAATAATTTTCATTTTGTTATGATAATTTTT